CAAAAGAAAGAGGAACAAGATGTTCAAACTAAGCCAAAGAAGTTTCCAACGATTAGCTGGCGTAGACGCAGCACTCCAAGAGACAGTCAAACTAGCGATACAGAAGACCAAGATTGACTTTGGAGTCATCTGTGGCATGAGGACAAAAGAAGAGCAAGAAGCTCTTGTTGCCAAAGGCGCAAGTAAGACTATGAAGAGTAAGCACCTGGAGGGCAAAGCTGTAGACCTTATGGCGTATATTGATGGTCGTGCCTCATGGGAATTGAACCTCTATGATGACATTGCAGACGCAATGAAAGAGGCAAGTAAAGAGACAGAGGTTGATTTATGTTGGGGGGCTGCATGGCATATCAACAGTTTGCGTGAGCAAGAAATGACCTCCGAAGCAATGATGACACAATACATTGATCTCCGAAGGTCACAGGGCAGATTTCCCTTTATTGATGCACCTCACTTTCAAGTGACGTAACCCTCAAGCCTTTCTTAGCTCTGGTACGTTCTAAGTGACCATCAGCAATTAACTCATTCACCACTCTGCCACAATGATTAAGTGAGTAGCCTGTCTCTTCAGCAATATCTTTGAGCATGGGTGAGAACTGCTTTTCTCTGAGATATTTTTCAATAAAATCATACACTCTTTTTTGAGTCTCATTAGCAAACTGTACCATCTTACAACATCTCCTTTATCGTTAAAGACTTGGCTCTCTCATACCGCTCCGGCTTGGCTTTTGTCATTGTAGGACGTTGTGCCTTATAGTGCCTGGTTATCCATTTTATCTTGTGCGATGTTTCCCCAAGATTGTTGTATAACTCTCCTTCCTCACTATTCCCCATTTCCTTCATAACGACAGCCTCAAGTTCTTTTATGCGTTCCTGAGAAGTCTTAATCATGCTTTTAAGCTGATTGATTTCTAATATCTCATCACCAACATTAGCAAGATCAACTATAGGCGCATCACTATCATGGCTATCAAAGACCATAGCTAAGTCGTTAGGGTCTTTACTTGGATACATATAGTCTGATAATTCTCCACCTTTTCCAATAGCTCCAAGTCTCATATAGAAGTCCTTACATTTTTCTGTAATCTCCTTCTGCATTTTTGCGTCTTCTCTATAGAAATAGAGACACAACTGAGAGCCAGAGTAGAGAATAGCTATAATCCCCCATTTTCTTCCTGTAGCCATAAGACCAGCCTGTAACTGCCACACTCCCAGATGAGGGGGCGGTACATCACGGAAGTAGGTCTTTGTCGTTTTGACCTCTAAATTACCATCACCTTCAATATCAAAGTCCATGCTTATACCTTGTGGCGCAAATGTTGACCTATCGTCTATGGTGATAGTCTTTGTATATGGCACGTGAAGAATACCATCAAGAGACACAGAGAAGAGCTTCTTGCCCTCATGGTAGTAATGATAGGGTACGCGAACCTTATCTGTTACCTTGTCGATCCCAAGAATATCAGCCGTCCTTTTGATGATAACTGGCTCATGTATATCCCCCCACTCCATAGCCTCGTTTTGCTCTACTTCTTGAACCTTAAAGGGTTCAATACCTCTTGCGCCTAAGATATTGGTCAAGAGTGTGTTTGGGGTTGTATAGGGGTTGTCACCCATCAATGCCGGAATGACAGACCCTGATAAAAATTTATTATCTGTTATCTTCCCTACCATTGCAGACTCGCAAAGATAACTGGAGACCACGCTAAAAGAACTAAACTGATAAATATAAATACTAGCTTACAAAAATCTACTAACATTACTAACCTCATCTGGTTAGTTAGGTTAGGCTAATCTGTCTGGTCAGGTTAATCAGGCTGATCAGATCGTTAGACTGACATTCTATATATTATACGCCCAATTCAGACAGTAAACCTACCTAACTTTCGTTTCTATTATATAAGGCAATCAATGGGTTACAGTGACTACCTCTGCTCAATACTTCATTACTCTCTACTCTGCTCAATGAAAAAGAATACTTCTTAAAGTATTGGCAAGCGATTGTTATCATTGCATTAATTATCAATATAAATTGCGTCTGTACACGTTCAATGTGCATACAAGTCCAATCTATAAGATGAATACATAATGATATCAACGTGTTCTCCTAAAACTGACCTCTGGAGCGTTGGGTAGCTCAATACAGTAGTCTGCTGCCCCTTTTAAGCTCTTAGAGCTATCCATAATGGAGTCTTCCATCAGTTTCATCTTACGCACATCGTTGATATCACTCTGGTCAATGTCTTTCAATTCATCGACTAGAGACGCAAATACAACTATCGCATTTTGCAGATGGTTCGTGGTACAGAGAGGCACAGTGATACGTCTACAAAAGACATCATCATTATTGCGCCTTACTCTAAGACCTCTCTCCATTCTGCTTTCTTTCCAACTCAAAGGTTTATCCCTATTCATTAAAAGTTACTCCTTGTAGTATAAATGTTAATTGTTCACTTTTTCAACTGGTAACGATGGTCTTTTTTCTTGGTAATCATTACCAGGTAAAAGTCCCTCTTCCTTGGTAATCGTTACCAGTCTGTCGGCAAGTTTTCGATACTGCATAATCTCATGGAACATCGAAGGTAATGGACTATTTTGCTCAAGATATAACTGCTTGATGTACCTTGAATATATAGACATTGCTGTGTCTGTCGCTTGATAAAGAAGTTTCTTTTCTCCCTTTTTAAGTATCACCATCCCACTATCCAAAGCCTTTCTAAGCGTCAAACGAGCCGTTTTATCTTGGCAACCGATACTAGTAATGATGTCTGGAACGGTTGCCCATCTATTTTCTAAAGTGCATAAACATACATACCGCATCAATGGTCTGCCATAGACACATTCGTTGAGATAAACAATCCATTCTCTTTCTTTTTCATCAACAATGTAGGTAGCCTCATTGTGCATCCGAAATATTTGTATCTCTCTTTTAGCAACAACTTTGGAGATTTCGTCTTGCAAATAATCCATAATTAGACGTATTTTATGTACCTTCTCAATGTCTGTCAGTGATTGAAGTGTCTCGTTCATCGCCCCTCTCCTTTCAAAATATTTCGTATTGTTGAACGCTGCCATTTCGTATTGCCCGTTCTGGTGCGTATCTTTCTTTCTTCCAAGCCTCTTCTGTAATCCTCATAGGTCACAACACCACCATGCTGATTGCGTATCTCTCTAAGTATTGGGATTATCTTTTGTCTAAACTCAGACGCACTCTCACTAATCGCCTGACTTCCTTGCTTACGATTTTGGAGTATATTGTTACCCCCAAACTTACGTCCTGAGTTCCTAGCTCTTTCCTGACCTCTCTTAATGCTTTGAGCGTGTTTCTCTCTTCTGTGAATTATCATCTTCTCAGCACGTTCCAAAAGCTTACGATTGAATATCACATCACCCTCTTTATCTTCTGTGTCCAGAATGGGTGTTTTGGTCTTCAAGATATAATTCACACTATTAAGGTTCTCTTCAATATTTCGCATTGTAGCGGTGATTAAGACGCATTGGTCATTAGAGGTCACGACTTGGGTAGCGTCCTGTAACCCCTTTATATTTGTGTCTGTAACCGCACTCTTTTGATATACATCAGAATAGCACTCCAAGAGGTCTATGTTTTTCTCATCGGCATAATCCTGTATATCGCTCTCATATTTCTGGCTCTGATTAGACCCGTGTTTGTAGCGATTATACCCTACTCCCGTTTTATAGTTCATTGTGCTGATCCTTTCTTAGCAAATGGTGTGACTTACACTTAGCGATCAATTTTAAAACGCTCTTTCAAAAGCTCGTAGATTTCTTCAATGGCATCACGAATATGAGGACGCTCTGCATCTAAATCATGTTCAGCTTTTTTTATGTGCTGAAGTTTTTCAATTAACTTATCAATAATTCTATCTTTCATTATAATGCTCCTTTTTTAGCAAATGGATGGTTTTGGTTTACGGCTTCAATAAGCCTTCTGTCGGCAACGTGTGTATATATCTCTGTCGTTGTGACATTGGCGTGACCCAATAAAGTAGAGATGACCAT